ATGATGTTTTCTACGTTGACCGTCCCGTCGTCGGCGACGGTGTACGTTGAAATGCCGCTGTACAGCAGGTTGTTACGCTCAGTGAGTTCGAAACGGTCCTGCAGATCAGGCGCCAGCACGCCATAAACTGGCAGGCTCTGCAGCGGACGGCCCGGATCATTACGCAGGCTCGGGGCAATGGCGCCAGTCAGCGCGGCAGACCAGATATAACGAGGCGTTGGAGAACGATAGACGCCCAGCAGCGTTTCATGCTGGTTATTTCGGGCCTCACCTTTCGTACCCAGCTCAGCATAGGTTCCCGATGTTGTGCCAAAGGCGTGCCCGTAGAGCTGCTTATCCCACGCCCAGCGGCCGGAAGCGTCGTTCAGAAACGCCTTCATGGCATCCAGCGATGCAGTGTCATCGTAAGGATTGACGATGAAATCGAACGTTTTATCCTGCAGGTTGCCCAGCGCATCGACAAAGTCAGGCGCGCCGGCGCCGCCCGCCATCGCAGTGATGGTCAGGGTGAGTCCTGCCGGCGTCGATTCCCCGCCCTGCGTCCCCAGGAAGTTAAGGCGAATATCAATCCCGTTACCCAGAAGCCCCCTGTTTTTTGCCGTCAGCTCTACCGTGTCGGTCGCATCCGATTTAATGGCAGCGGTTACCGGGAGGTCTGTTTTTTTGGCGATAGCAGCCACCAGTGCTGTCGCAATTTGCGCCGGGGTATCAGTGGCCAGCACGGTAAGCTGCACACGGGTCCCCGCGAGGTAGAGAGAAATTACGCCCGTCTCAGACGCCTGTGACGCGACCTTGATACTCCCCTTCGCGGCCACCATTGATCCGGAGTCGTCTGCCAGCGGCAGGATCCAGATTTCCGCGGCCGTATCATTCTTCTGATAGGCCGTCATCATGCCATGCAACTGCGAGCCCTTGCCGGTCAGTTCACTAACACCATTGGCGGAGGAAACTTTAACGGGAATATTGACCTGCGTCGTACCGGCGGCCAACATCTGGCCAATCAGCAAGGTTCGTTGCGTCGCCGTCGCAGTATTGGCCATAGAGTTGTCGAACTCGACGTAAAACAACGGCGTCCGGAGATTACCGGGTACGCGTGAAAACGGAACGGTCATTTAAGCGTCCTCTTTTTTAGCGGTGTTCTTCACACCTTTTTCCAGCACCAGGCTGACATCGCCATCCTTCAACCGACGGCGCCAGAAGGTATTATCCGGAACTTCCCCGCCCTCTTTGGGCAAAGGCTCTCCCCGGACGGGGCAGCGAACGCTAAGCCCATCTTTTGGTTTTACAAACATGGATTACTCCTGCAGGTTAATACTGACGCCCGGGCGCGGTGTACCATCCGGCATTTCGATGGTGATATCGATCCCCTCCAGCGGTGGCGGGTCGATGGGATAAAAATCTTCCGGCCCCTGATAATGTTCGATGTCGATCTCAAACAGCAGCTGACCCAGATGCGCTTCACCATCACCGTCAACGTCAATCGTTGAACGGATTTCCGCGTACTTCTGGATTTTACGGGTGAGCTCGTAGCTGTTGATGACCGCCCTTTCTACCTGCTCGCGCAGGTCCTCCAGCGACTCCTCGGCTCGTAGCGCCCCATCATCATCGGTTTCCCCGTCATATTCCTGGACGCGGCCAGTGATGCGAACGGTTGTCACCGTGGTAAACGCCGGCGTATTCCGCCCCTGCGCCTTTTTATGGTCAAACGGGGTTTGTACCAGCAGCGCCGGATAAAGCGCCGCCGAGGTTGGCCAGTCCCGCGGAGAATAAACGCGGTCGCCGGCATCGGTGTGCCCGACCAATGCCGTCACCACCATTTTGCGAATAGCTGATGCATTCATCGTGCTTTCACCACATTGAGAACCAGGCGGGATCCGCCATGACTGTCAGGCTCGACATTGGACACCACGAATAACTGATTAATGACATGGCCACCGACGGTTTTAATAAACACCCGGTCCGATACTTCAGGCTGAGGTTTCCCCAGCTTGCGGAACTCGGCATCACGTACGCCGAGCATCGGACTGGAGGTATTGATCACTGAATCCCCATCGAGGTTTTCAGCAGCCTGGGCATACCCACGGTCAAAAATGCCGTTAATCGTGAAAGGAGAAGTACCGTCTTTGGGACGGTACTCGTGTTCATCGCCGAAGACGCCATGTAACGGACTTAACAGGTGTAAATCCCAGTCGACGCCCATACCCGTTACTCCGTTGTGACGCTTACGGCTGGCGCAGCAGAAAGCACGCGCTGACGCAACACCTGAACATCAGCAATCACGCCAGCAGCAAGCAAGCGATCGGCATCCGTTCCGGTTACCGGGATGCGCGTATTTTCGCGGTAAACTTCACCGTCATGACGAATGCTGTTTCCCTTCAGAACCACAAATTCAGGCTCCGAAACAGTTTCGACTGAATCATCCTCAGTACCATCATCACCAGATGAACCATCAGCGTTTGTATCGCTATGCACCTGATTGTCCTGGGTACCTTCTCCCGCGTTCAGGTCCTCAGCGTTAAGGTCTTCGACGCCAGCGCCCCCCGCATTCAGGTCATCCACCAGCACCGATTTAGTTTCTTTCGCCATATCACACCACCGTTGCGCAAAGGGACGCGTTTACCCGGCTTGGAATAACAAGCGGGGAGGATTGCATCAGGATAAGACGTTGGGCTGGATCTTCTTTCACCCAGGACTTGGGCGCATAGGCCAGCGGACCGTAGTTGAATGCCGGATCCAGAATGACGCCAAAGGCGCGGGTGCCCATCAGGTCCGCACCGCTCATGATGACTGCACCATCAGGGATCATCGGCTTCTCGACATTATCGAGCGGGTCAATAAACCAGTCGTTATATAACCAGAGGTCAAAATTACCCCAGCGGCCTTTATAGATAGCCCCCTTCTTCACCTGCGGACCCGCATTAATCTCGTTACCAAACGGGCTCAGCGCCGGGAAGTTGATGGCATTATCCTTGATGGTGGTATCCAGGCGGAAAGCACGCCAGGACTTGTTCGTAAAGATCAGGTCGGTAGCGACTGAACCTGACTCTTTAAGGAAAATAGTCTGCCAGTCTTCAATATCATCTGACGGTTGGGTATTGGTCGCGCCGGCGGCAACGGTAAGCGGCCATTTATCCGAACCGCTCAGTGTGATAGTCAGGTCTGGAGAACGCCCGAAATTCACTACCTTAGTTTCGTAACCTTCCCCGGTGACCGTGACTGTCCCGGACACCAGCGCGCTGGCCGCCATCCACTCCAGGCGACGGTTGATCATGTCGATCTGGTCAGTCATTTCAAACTGCAGATTTAACATTTCACGTTCGGCGGCGGTGTATTCGCCACCAATTCGCTCGCCAATCTGACGACGGATCGGTTTACGCAGATCAGGGGCGCGCTTGTCTTTGATGTACGCCGGTTTGAAGGTATTGGTCTGGTATTTACGGGACTCGACCAGCTTGCCCTCCACCAGCGGAGAGACAAACGGCGCCATACGACGCAGACCGACATCAACATCAATCGCCACTTCTTCAGTCTCGTAGGTCACGACATTCGGGAAGAAGCGATCAAGTAGCCAGTTCTGACTGGTTTTCAGGTTAGGAACGACCTGTACCAGCACGCTGGTATCAAAAATATTTTCCATATTCAGTCTCTTGATAATGCCAGCTGCACGCTGGCAAAAAATGGAATGAGTCAGCCCCTGCCGGTTAAAGCATTGGGTCAGAGAGGGTTAAATCAGGAAGTTGCTACAGGGGCCTGAGTGCTGTCTTTCAGGAAAATAGCCAGCGGGCGAAGGGCTGTTTTCAGCGCCGGAATGGCCCAGGAGTTATCAAAAATGATGCGGCTCTGGTTGAACTCGCCCATCAGATACAGCCCACCATTCTGGTCAGTGGTGGATGCATCAACGTCATCAACCAGAATTGCCGCCGGCGCTTCACTGCCATCGGTAGCAGTTTTAACGCTTAATTTGTATTTCCCGCTGGCGGTGATCACTCCCAGCACCGTTCCGCGCTTATATGCACCACCGGTGATAATACCGGTATCGGTAACCAGCTGGAGCGTCCCGGCGATGAGCTGATCCGGAACAAACAAAGCACTTTTCATGCCTGGCGAAAACGGATTCTGACCATACTGATCCATTATTTCTCTCCTTTAGTGGAGTTGTAGAGACTGGTCATTTTGTTCACCAGCGTCGATTTACCGCCAGATGGTTTCTCTCCATCCTGCCCAAGCCGGACATTTTCGCTTTCCTGCATGCGCTGATCGAGAGAGCGCTTACGGGTCGCCTGCGGTTTCGAGGCTGGCGCGGTAGATGCCAGAACGTCGATAGCTGCCGCAGCGCTCATCCCGGTATTGAATGCGAGCGAGGCGGCCAGCGATGGATTCGCCGAAGCATGCTTACTGCCGAAGATGCGGGCGCAACGCTTACGCTCAGCAATGCGGGCGCTTTTAGCTGCTTTGCTTTCTTTGCGGTCGTCGTCATCGTCGGAGTCATCTTCTTCTGATGCATCCGGTTCATCGTCATCATCTTCCGCATCGTCGTCGCGTTCGTCTTCTTCAGCGTCGTCGTCACGCTCATCGTCTTCCGCGTCATCATCACGATCGTCGTCTTCAGCACGACGGGCTTTCGCTTTTTTGGACTTTTTGTCCTCTTCCTCTTCGGAAGCAGACGTGCCAAATCCGATAAGGTGGGCAAAACTGAACGGTTTCTTTGCCATTTCAGGCTCCTGTTTTTTCAAGTAAATATCTGAACGCAGCATCCGGAGGGCATATCTCATCAGCCAGTCCAAGCTCCACACCATCAGCAGCCATAAAACAGGCGGCCTGAGTGCTCTTAATCACCTTCGCGCTAATCCCCCGATTTCTGGCGACGGTATTCACAAACAATTCCCCCATCGCGTTAATGTCCTGCTGGATGGCATTGAACGCTTCTTCAGAGAGTTCGCGTAATGGCGAGCCTTCTGCTTTACGGGTTCCGAAGGTAATGATCGTCACTTTCAGACCGTCGTCTTTAATTCGCTGCGTCCAGTCCAGGTGCATGGTGATAACACCGACGGAACCAACACCGCCGGTCCGGGGAACGGAAATACGGTCAGCAGCGCTGGCAATCGCATACGCTGCGGAATACGCATTTTCGGTCAGAATGGCATGGATGGGTTTCGTGCCCCGGGCGTTGTAGATTTCATCCACGAGATCAAAACACCCGGCCACTTCACCGCCGGGCGAATCAATATCAAGGCAGATGCCGTTAACGTCCGGGTCCGCCAGCGCGGTCAGAAATGACTGGCGGATGCCGTCATAACCGGTCATGCCGCTATATGGTCGCAGACTTCCCAGTTTTTGAACCAGCGTACCGCAGACAGGGATCACGGCGACCCCGGCCACGTTGTCATATCCGGGGTCGCGTTTTGACTCCCGACCACGTTTGTCGTCGTAGCCGTACCAGTCATCGTCTTCCATCGCCAGAGAGGATTCGATTCTGCTGATACCAAACCGGTCCATGACCGCGGCCATGATGACCTCGGCTTTATTCGGATGAAGAGCCAGCGGCGTATTAAACAGCCGCTGCGCCAGATGAGGTAGATTCACTTTTCCTCCGGATCTTTGATTGTTTCGCTGGCGAACTTGTCCGCCTGCGCCCAGCTGGGTAATGGAAGCCCGCGTTTCAGGCAGGACTCAATTTCCAGCTGTCGTTGGTCCAGCACTTCCTCCCAGTCCTCGCCGACGTTTTCCCCCACTTCAATTTCGAGTGTGGAAAGCCCCGCATCCAGACCAAGAATCGCGCCTTTTTTCTCTGCAACCGGATCCACCCAGCCACGCCCTGGCCCCATCCAGCGCGCGCGGGAATAGGCAG